TGTTTGAATATGGAAAAGAGATTAAAAGATTTGAAGCAGGTTTATCGTTTAACCTAAATGAAAAAGAAATCATTAAAAAAATAAACGAAGAGATAGATGAAATAATGTTAAGGAGATTTCAATGATGTATTTAGCAAAATGGTATAAGCAAATATTAGGTTGTTTATTGTTATTATGCTCACTTAGTGCTCAAGACTTTTTTAAGTTTAGTACTATATATGGAGCATATAGCTTTAGCAGCCCTATAACAAAAGAGTTACAATATCAAGTATCTGGAGGTCAATTACAAGAGTTACAAGAAGAGTTAGATGACCATACGGTTATGACCTTTGGTATTCGAAAGCTTGCAAGGTTCGGGTATGAGAACAAGCCAGAAGTTTGGTATACTGGTGATGAAGCACCTATTAATGAAAGCGCTTCTATCGGTAATGTTCCTACAGGTTGGGAATATGTAATTGAATATTCAGACCATAAAGAGTTTGAAGAAGAGTTTACAAATAAACAATTTATGCTTAGATATATGGGAAAGCATTTTGTAGCGAAAGCCAATTACGATTTAAGGGGCTTAGAAGACGTAGAGTTCGCTGGTTTAGATATGAGATTTAAAAAAGATTTAGGTAATCTTGCCTTGTCTATGGGTGTTGCTGGAAGAATGCATCCAGCATATCTTGATTTCTTGCCTATTGATTTGTGGTGGGATGAACAAGGTATAGATATTGATGAGTTTATTCCATTTTGGTTATTTGCTTACCATAAAGGGTATACAGATGAATGGTCAGAACAATATACACAATTTGGCTATCAATACTTTGATTATTTATGGTATGATGAGGAAGGTAATCTTGTAGCAAATTCAGATGATATGTTTTATAAACAAATCTATGGAGAGATTGTTAGAGAATATAATGAAGATTATGCAAAAGACCTTGGATATCAAAATGAATTAAGTTTATCTGTAGGTGCTGACTATTATAAATACAACCCAAAGAATTGGTTTCACTTATGGGCAACTGCATATCCAGTAACAAAAGGTATGTCTGACTATTCATTTAATTATGAAGTAGCTGAAAATGGAATGGATTATGATTTAGGGTTAGTATATGGTTGGAAAATTAGTAAAAAGTTTGGTGTGTTTTTAGAAGGTCGTTATTTTAATATGTACGACGTACAAAGTTATGAGTCCAAAGTTGGATTTAATTGGTTAATATATTAAGGAGATAGTATGAAAATGTTTATGATAGGAATGTTATGTGGATTAGTTCTTCATTGGGCTGTATGTAAATATGGTGGCTGCCTAAATGGCTGCGACTGTGTTAAATGGGAGAAACTTAAATAATGCCTAAGCTAGATTTAGTAACAAATATTATTGATAAAGTAGCTGGTCACGTAGATAAGTTTACTTTAGACAAACAAGAGAAAGCTGAATTAATTGCAGAAATTAATAAAGCTCAAATGGAAGTAAATAAAGTAGAAGCTGGACATACGTCTATGTTTGTAGCGGGCTGGAGGCCCTTTACGGGCTGGATTTGTGCTTCAGCGATGGCATATCATTATATTTTACAACCTTTGCTTACATTCGTTTTATATAGTTTCGGTAACGAAGTAGTATTGCCAACATTTGATATGGGAACTTTGACAACAGTTCTTCTTGGTATGCTCGGTCTTGGAGGAATGCGTAGCTTTGAAAAAGTTAAAAGGTCAGCCTAATGCCAAGAAAATCTTTACAATTAAATGATTTTAGTGGAGGCTTAAACACTAAGTCTTCTCCTAGGGATATTGCGCCCAATGAACTATCAAAGGCTGAAAATGTAATAATATCTAATCCAGGTTTAGTAGAATCTGCTTCAGATTCATCAGCAAAGCTTGGAACAGCAAATGCTCCTAATGCTCAGACAACTGCAGGATATGGAGCGTTTATATTTAATTCTCAGTACAATACAGATAGTAGCGCAACTATTACAGATTCAGTTCAAGTATTTGCATACCCAGAAGATAATGCATCTACGACTACTACAAAAATTTTAACATATGCAAGAGCTTTTGGTAATAGTGGAAACTTTACACTAACAGAATCAAGTGGAGATGCGATAGTAGATATGCAAGTTACTGGAGGAGTTCATCCAGTATATTATTATGTAGATGGTTCTTTATATATTTCAGATGCAAAAGTAGTAGATGGAACCAATGATGCCGAACCAAGAAAATTGCAATACGTCGATAGTACAAGACTAGGTTCTTCTACAACTGTTGTTGGCTGGTATGATACTACGGTTAAAGTAGAGGTTCCAGGAACTTCAAATTTTGAAAGTATAGATTCTACAACAACCGGAAATTTCTCAAGCAACCCTAGTAATGTAGGTGGGTTTGATGTTATATTAAACACAGACCCTAGTACTGTATCTACAGATTTCTCAAACAAACAGCAAGATTCAAGCAATATAATAACAACTACAAACCCAGGAGAAACAGCTCCTAGCCCTAACCAAGATATAGGTTTAACAGATAAGACAATATATTTAAAAACTCTAGCTGGAAATGACGATATGACTGGAGCTTTTAGTAATGGAGAAGAATTTTTTATTAATGGAGAAGGATTTAAAGTTAGAGGAATAAATGTTTTGAGTCCCAATACAGTTGTTCAATTGGTAGTAGATAGAGATGTATATGGAACTGGAGCTTTAGAGCACGGAGGAGATTCTAATGTACAAACACAATCATCTTCCACTACAAGTGTTACTGGTGGTGGTTGGGAAGCTGGAACTTATGAATTTACACACTCTATTATAGATTTACAAGACAATGAAACATTACCTCAAGCAATACAGTCTAATGTATTTAATATTACAACTGGAAGTTATTTTACAAAAGTAGGATTAAGTGTTAAGTTTGAAGATTGGTCCAGTAGAAAAAATGAAAAAGGAGTTAGAATTTACACTAGAAAGAAAGGTGGAAATGGAAGATGGATTTTATTTCTAGATGTTGACTGGAGAAGAGGAGTAAGAAGTAATTTATTTGAAAAATATAAAGACGAGACAAATGGTTTTGGGAGCGCAGTCTCTACCAATTTTAAACAAGTTAAAAATTTAGATATTGTTAACCCTTCATTAGATACATACGAAAGTATTAATGGGTATTCACAAGATGAAGAAAGTATAGACTTTGGAACAGATGGCGGATACAAAGCGGCAACAGTATGCGCAAGAAGAGCTTGGGTTGCAAACGTTAGAAAAAATGATATAGTATATGATGATAGGATATATTATACTCCAGTAAATAGGTTCGCAACATTTCCAGATAGCTATTATTTAGATATAGGTATTAGCGACGGTGATGCATTTACAGCATTACATAGTATGGGAAATAGATTGTTAGCATTTAAACAGAAGAAAGTATATGTAATTAACATATCTTCTTCCTCTGATGCTGGATGGTATCTAGAGGCAGAGTATGAAGGAATGGGATGTATTAATCAAAACTCTGTTTCAAAAACTCCGTTTGGAGTAGCTTGGGTAAATAGTCATGGAGTATATTTGTTTGACGGACAATCTATGCCAAAAGAATTAACATTAAAACTAGATGACAATCTCTGGAATCTTGGACAAGAAGCAAGCAATGTATTATACAATCCTTCAATAGGTTATGATAATAAATATAAACAATTATTTGTTTTACAAGACAGCGCTATTACTTCAAATTCTAATGTAGACACTGAGGACAGGGTCTTTGTGTTTGATTTTTCAACAAAGTCTTGGTCTACAAGAGACTCTATAGGGACTGCAGATGTATCTAATTTTGTTGATTCTTATGACGGAATATATTTCTTTAAACACTCTGATGATAAGATACATAAAGTAAATGGAGATACTGGAACTAAGGCTATAGAAATGATTACTAAAGATATAGATTTTGGTAATCCTGGTCTTGTAAAAAAAGTTAAAAAAGTTTATGTTACTTCTAGAGATGCAGCAGCTGGCTCTACATTAACATTGTCTTATGCACTTGATGGAAGCACAAGTTTTACAGCAAGTAATCCAGTTAATTCTGTATCTTCTGACCCTGCGACTGGACAAGCAACTGTTAATAACGCACAATATGAAGTTAATGCTTATACTATTAATCAAAATTGTGAATCTGTAGCTCTGAAACTTGTAAGTAGTGGTAAGATAGATATTAACGATATAAATATAGATTTTAGAGTAACTAATAAGAGACCTGAATAATGCCAAAATCTGGCGACCATAATGTCAATAATATTGACTCTTTCTTTAGGGTAAGACCATCTAGCGCTAATGTAAGAGAGGGAGAAACAATATCATTCCTTGAAGATGGAGTATTGGTAAAACAAGAAAAAAGAAATGGCGTTATATATGAAACTAAATTATCAGAGCAGGGAAAAAAAGAGGAAGTAAAAACTACAACAACAGAAGGTGGTGGTGGAGCAGTATTCTTTGGAAGTGGAGATGTAGATTCTATTGTTGCTGGAACAGGATTATCTGGAGGTGGAAGCTCTGGTGATGTAACATTAACTGTTGGAGCAGCTCAAACAACTATTACTTCTATTTATGCTACTGATTTAATTATAGGAGAAGATTCTCAAACTGCTATAGACTTTGGAACAGCAAATGAAATAGATTTTAAGATAAATAATTCTGCAGAACTAACTTTAGATTCGTCTGCACTTTACCCAGTAACTGATGCTGGACTTGATTTAGGTACATCAACATTAGAATTTAAAGATGCTTTCTTTGACGGAACAGTAACTTCAGATGCATTCGCAGGTCCTTTAACAGGAGATGTTACAGGAAATGTAAGTGGAACAGCAGCTACAGTAACAGGTGCAGCACAAACTAATATTACAAGTTTAGGTACATTGACAGCTTTAACAGTTGATGATGTTGCTATAGACGGTAAAGTTATAACGATGACAGGTTCTAGTAGTGATACGGCTGTATTTACAGCAGGAACTAATGGAACACTTAGTATTGTTACAACTGATGCAGCAGCAGCAGCAGCAAACATTCAAATCACAGCAGACGGTACAGTAGATATTGATTCGGCAGGTGCTTTAACTTTAGATTCTGGTGCAGCAATCAATCTTGAACCTGCTTCTGGTTCTGCAATTTTATTAGATGGAACAATTAGTGTAGATGCAGGAGTAGTCACAGGAGCAACAAGTGTTACATCTACTGCTTTTGTAGGCGATATAACAGGAGATGTTACTGGAAATGCAGATACTGCAACTTTAGCTACAACTGTAACTGTTACAGATAGCACAGCTAATACAAATTTCCCAGTAGTATTTCATAATGAATCAAATGCACTATTAGATGATACTGGTGCATTACGATATAATCCAAGCACAGGAGAATTATTAGTTCCTAAGCTAACAGTAGCAGGAACAACTACTACAGTAGATACAGTTACTATGGAAGCTGCAAATGCTATCAAGTTTGAAGGAGCAACAGCAGACGCAAACGAAACAATATTATCTATTGTTGACCCTACCAATGATGACAACACTCAATATTTATTAAACGCAAGTGGATATATTCCACTATTAGCAGCAGCTACCACAACAACAATTTCATCAACACCTGCAGAATTAAATTTATTAGATGGCTCTTCAGCTAATACAGTTGTAAATAGCAAAGCTGTTATATATGGTTCAAGTGGAGAATTAGCAGGAACACTTTCAACAGCATCACAACCTAATGTTACAAGTCTTGGAACTCTTACAACACTTACAGTAGACGATATAACAATTAATGGTTCTACTATTTCTGATAGTGGCGATTTAACTGTAGATGTAGGTGGTGATATTAATGTAGATGCTGCAGGTGGACAAGTAGTATTTAAAGCTGGTGGAACTTCTGTTGGACAAATAGATATGGCAGGAACAGATTTAGAAATCAAAAGTATGGTTTCTAATGCAACATTTACTTTACGAGGAAATGATGGTGGTTCTGAAATAGATATGTTAGCATTTGATGTTGCTAATGGTGGTATTGCAACTTTCTTAGATAATGTTAAATTAAAAGCAGGAAAAAGACTTATTTTAGATGATGGTGGAAGTGACCATACTTATATAACAGAATCTACAAATGACGGATTAGATATTGTTGTTGGAAATGTTAAGGGAGCTACAATTACAAATACTTATTTTGAAGTTGGTCCAGGAAGTGCTGATGTAGATTTTAGAGTAGATGGTTCAGGAGGAAGTGCTGCTTTTACAGTTGATGCAGGTGCTGATAGTGGTACAGGTTCTGTAACTGTAGCAGGTGCTTTGACTACTAACTCTTTAAGTACAACAAATTTAGTTGGTACAAATGTTATTGCTAATACTTATAAATATAATAATAGTGGTAGTGCTGGAGCTACTGCATTTACGATTGGTGCTAGTGGTGGTGTAACATTTACTGCAGCAACTGCTTTTGCAAATTCTGTGTTTGAATCTTCAACTGGTGGTATTGTATCAATTAAAAATTCACACGCAGATGTAGATACAAATACTGTTTTAGGAAGAGTTGATTTCTCAGCATCAGGAGAAGGAAGTGGAGGTGCTAAATCTTTATTATTAGCAGCATCAATAGTGGCAAGAAGTTCAGCAGACTTTACAGACGATTATAATACAACAGATTTAGTATTTGAGACAGCTACTGCAGAAGTTGCTACAGAAAAAGTAAGAATTAAAAATGATGGGAAAGTCGGTATAGGAACTGATAATCCTACCTATACACTAGATGTAGAAGGGAATATTGGTGTAAATGAAACTATTGCTCACAATGGAGATACTGATACATATCTAAATTTCGTAGACAATAGAGTAAGAATATATGCTGGTGGAAGTGTAAAATTTGATAGTAATAATACTTATTTAACAGCTGCTCCAATTACTGCACTTAACAATGCTACTGAAAATGAATTAGTAACAGTAGGTTCTACTACAACAGAATTAGATGCAGAATCTACTCTTACTTGGGCTGGTTCTTATTTAAATATTCAATCAGCAGATGATGCTGAAGGTGGTGTTAGATTAAAAAAATCTACAAAAGATGGAACTCATATTCAATATAGTCTTAGTCATAGAGATGATAATCAAAGTTTAATTTTATATTCTCACGATGGCACTACATTTAGAAATTGGATAACTCTTGATGAGCCAAATGCTTTATTAAAATTAGGTAGTAATAGTTCAGCATTATGCGATATTGATACAAGTGGTAATTTTAAAGTTTTCTCACATTTAGAACTTCCTTATGGAGAAATAAATGATGCAGGAACTGATATGAATATTGTATCAACTAATGCACTTACTCTTGGAACTGAAAGTGGAACTGCTTTAACATTTGCTAATGCAAGTTTAGCAGCAGTATTTAGTGGTGCAGTTACAACTGGTGGACAATTAAATATAGAAGATACTAATGCTATTATTTATAGAAATAGTGGACAAATGGAATTGATTACTTATGGTGGTTATAACATTGACTTAAATCCAGCAGGAGATGTTAGAATAGATGGTGCAAGTTTATATTTACCAGTTGCTGAAAAACTATTCTTTGGTGGTAGTGCACATACTTATATCGGAGAAGATATTGATGATAGATTAAGATTCTTTTGTGGTGGTGCTGAATTTATGCGATTTACTGAAGATAGTTCCAATACATTAAACTTTTATCAACCAATGAACTTTCAAGCACAAACAGTTTCTAATGTTGGAGATTTAAAAATAAATGCTACTAACAAACTTTATTTAGATGGTGGTACTCATACTTATATCCACGAATCATCTGACGATACTATGGAAATGTATGTTGGTGCT